CATTCTGCCTTTAACTGCTGCTTCTTTTAATAAGGAAGCATACTCTTCATAAGTTAAATCAAAAACATCCTCCAATCCCAAAATTGAAAGAATTTGTGGATCTATTTCCTCTTCTACTAAATCATCTGGTTTTTTTCCTTGAGGAACTATTGCGGATGAAGTTGGTTCTGGTGTCGGGGGAGACTCTTTTTGAGTGTTTTCGAATGAATCTTCCTTTGGTTTAGTATGATACCTTGCAACTAACCACTTTTGATATTCTTCAGATTTTCCACTTGATTCATCAAAAATAGGAAATCCTTTCGGATCATTTTTCATATTTTCTATCAGTTCATCTACTTCTTTTTCTGATAGATTTACATGTGAAAAATATTGAGAACCATCGGGTTGCTTTTTGCCAGTAAGTTTAGCCCTTAGAACACTCCAAGTCTTATCACCTACTGGTGCGTTGTACCAATTTACTATTCCCGATGGTGCTTCAACCGACATTTTGTTGTTGTTTTAATTTTTCCTCTTCGAGATGCTGTTGTAGTAAAGTAATATAAACATCCCTTTCCCAAGGAATCATATTTTCAATCTCTGTTAATGAATATTTATGGTACTGCATCAAGGCAAAATTGATCCTGAAATAATTTTCAAGATCCATATGTACCATTCCTATGCGAAAAAACTTGAAAGACCCTCCAATACGACAGTGCTTTCTACTTTAGTTTTTGGATTAACAAAAGTTATTTCGTGGGAAAGTCTTGGCATCGTTTCAAAGAATTTCTCAATCTGCTTAAATTGAGAGCTATTCATCTGCTCTAAAAATTCCACAAGTTCTTTTTTTGTAACATCAGATGCTGACCATACTTCCTCTTCATTATAAATTTTATCAATACAAGAAGCAATCAACTCAAATGATTGATTAACATTAGTTTCATTTGAAATATCAAAGTTACTCTTAATAAATTGATCAAGAGATGGATACTTCATCTCCATAATGAGACTATCATCAAGTTTTATCTGCTTATTATGTTCCGGATTTTTTCTTACTTTGATCTCATCAACACTAATTTTTACAGGAACTGATGTCTCACCATCGTCGGGTGCTATCAAATTAACATCTATTTCTTCCCCAACAGATTTTCCTCTAATGTTAAGGAACAAATATTCAATATCAAAAGTCGGCAATGTTTCAACTTTAACCGATCTTGTTTGAATACAATTTTTTAATACTGCTTTGATAGCATTTGAAATTTCTTTTGTATCCTCGCCCTCTAATGCGAGAACTAATAATTTTTCTTCTTTGACTAGAAATGGTCTATACTTTATTTTTTGACCAGTTGATGGCAACTCAAGTTCATAAGTTGGAGTCGCAATTGTTGGTAAAGGCATAATCTTCTATAAAATTAATTCAGTGTAAGTATTTATTTTATTAAAATAGTGGTTGCCCAGCGTAATTAGTAAGTCTTCTATTCGAAACCGCTTCACCAACACCAGAAGAAGATATGCCAGGAAAATTTTGAGCAACCTCAAAATCGCTTCCAAAAGCAGGACCAAGTTTTTGTGTTGGTTGTTTTAATTCAGGTACTCCAGGTGCTTTTGTATTGGGAATATTTGGATTTACTTGAATGAAATCTCTTTCGCGAACATAACGGATATAGGAAAATGATACCGTACATTTTAGTAACTGACTTTGCTCATATGAAACAGGCATAGAAACAATGCTAATAGGAAAAGCTTGAACAAAGGTATAATTCATAACTCTTCCAGTCGTATATTTGTCCTTCTCAAATTTTACTAGGTAAATATCAGTCTTATATTCTTTAGGAAAAATAAATCTATTATTAACATAAGGATCTTTGAAAGAACTTCTATCTAGTCCACTATCTCCTCTGCTTCCTTCTCCAGCAATATAATTTAACCACCCATCAAAAAATTCAATAACTTTATAATCACGATCAACATAAAAAGTTAAATCCAAAGTATCATCATATATTCTTCGGTATGCCATCTTTTCAGTGACACCATGATAATCGTTTGTCACATCATGAGTAGCTAATGAAGATCCGGGCAAGGATGCTTCACTACACAACAACTCAATATCATCTATATCAGGAAATCCAATGCTTCTCCCAATAGAACTGAAAAAATTGTCTAAAGGCTTCTCTGGACTTCCTGGAGGAAAAATAGTAACCTGATATAATGAGGTTTGGGCAATATTTAATAATCTAGATTTAATTTCACTAACATTATAATGGCGAGCTGGTTTTGGTACTCCCATCTATAAATACTTTTTGATCTTATATATTATGTAGTAAGGATAATGGCAGAAAGCATAAAGAGTAAATACAAACCATCATATCCAGAAAAATACAAAGGTGACGCAAATAACATAATCTGTAGAAGCAGTTGGGAACGACGTTTCTGTTACTGGTGTGATCATAATCCAAGTATAATTTCTTGGGCATCAGAAGAATTTTCTGTACCCTATGTGTCTCCCGTTGATGGTAGAATTCATCGATACTTTCCAGATTATCTTATCAAAGTTAAGGAGCAATCTGGAAACATTAAAACTTATGTAATTGAAGTGAAACCACAAAAACAAACAGTTCCACCAAAACAAAAATCAAGAGTGACTAAATCATATCTCCACGAATGTAGAACTTACGCGGTAAATCAAGCAAAGTGGGCTGCTGCCAAAGAATGGTGTGCTGATAGAATGTTAGAGTTTAAAGTAATCACCGAATCCGAATTAGGTCTAAAGTAATGGCAAAAGGTTTCGGGCAATATACTAGTATTCCACCAAGAATGAGAGAATTGAAAAAAAGAATTCTCAACGACAAAACAAATGATCCAGAAGATTTAATGTTAATTATTATGAGTGTATTAAAAGAAGATGCATTATATCCAGAAATAGGAAAATTTTATACATTTGTTTATAATCCTAAGACACCAAACATTGAATATGATCAGCATCCATTAATCGCTTGCGTAGATCTTAAAGGATGGGGATTTAGAGGAATTAATTTTCATTGGGAAAAGTATAGAAATTATACCTGGGAAGAAGTTGCTGGAAAATTATATACGATTAAGTACGAAGAACTTGATGAGATGCTTTCTATACCTTATGCGAAATTCCGTCTAAATAAATAAAAAACCTCCTCTCATAAATGTCTCATACTCTACGAACAATTGAGATGATTATTTACCTCGCAAATGGGAGGAATTTTTGATGGCAGTAATAGATGGTACAAGGGATCCCAAATACAAATATAATTACGTAGTTGATGGAACAAAATTATTTTTTAGTAGTTATATCAAATATGATACATTAGGTCCTCCAGGAACTCTTAATGTATCGACACTCAAAACATACTTAATATACGAAAAACCAGGACCTCTTGGGATAGGAAAGAATTTTGTTACTGCTGCCGTGTTGGAACCAGATGGTAAATGGAGACCATTAAAAGAGAATGAATCGCAATATGTTGATTTACAAACTAGCGAATTAACAGGAATTCTAGATCAAAATTCAAATTCTTATGTGCTTGGTGATCCCACTATAAGATCGCTAGTTGATCCATCATTAAATTCTCTGAATACCGCAGCAAGACAAAATGCAGCATATACATTAGAAAAAGGAGCTAGATTACCAAGATCTCAAGTAAATCAAGCATATTACATCAGTCAAAGTACAAGTTCATCTGGCACACAAATACCACGAGTATTATCGAGCACACCAGATCCTGTTTTAGGATCAGGTAATATACCAACAGAACCAGCAGCAGCGCCTGCAGATCCAACATCTCCAACTCTTCAACCACTATTAACAGATGAAGAATTTGCTGGGCAATTTAGTAAAACAGTTGATATAAAATATAAAAATGTTTTAAGATATCCAATCATTCAAAGTAAAGAAGAAACATATGATTATTTAAAGATAGACGTTCTAAAGTATGTTAAGTCTGGATTAATAACAAGCGGTTCAGAAAGATTAGATTTAGCAAGACCATCAGAAAGATTACCATCAGAAAGATTAAAAGATATATTAGGAACTGTCATTTTACCAATGCAACCTAATATTTCTGATAGCAATGGAGTTTCGTGGAATGAAGATCCACTCAATGCTATTCAAGGTGCTTTTGCTTCTAATGCTTATACTTCAATCGCAGGAGCTGGAAATATAGGAAGTGCTCAAGACGCAATAAGAGCAGTTACAAATCTTTTAGATAGTCTTGGAAAAACAGTTGGAACACTGGCTAATTCAAAAGGAATGTCTGAACTTATCGCAGGTTACTTTGCTGGACAAGCAGTTGGAGCAAATGTAATTGGAAGAGCAACAGGTGCGGTTATCAATAATAACCTTGAACTTCTCTTTGCTGGACCTAAATTAAGAACTTTTAGATACAGTTATCGATTCACTCCAAGAGAAAAAGATGAAGCAGAAATGATTCGAAAAATTATTAGATTATTTAAAAGAGAAATGGCAACCTCCAGATCTGATACTGGATTGTTCTTACAAACACCAAATGTTTTCCAACTTAAGTACATCTATAATGGAGATAAATCAGGAACAAAAGGAAAAGAACATCCATATTTAAATTTAATTAAACCTTGTGCTTTAACTAATTTTAATGTTAATTATACTCCAGATGGAACATATATGACTTATGCCGAGGGAGGATCTATGACATCTTATACTATTGATATGGAATTCTCTGAACTAGAACCAATTTATAAAGAAGATTATCCAACTTCAGAAAAAAATATTCCTAATATGGGTTACTAAAAATGTCAAAACCTTATTTCAGGCAAGTTCCTAATTTTGACTATATCAATCGTAATAATGACGATCATAGTATCTCAAATTATGTTCAAGTTAAAAATTTATTTAAAAGAGGAAAACTTCGTCCAGATATTTTCGGAAATTTAAATTTTTTCACCAAATATAAAATTATTGGAGATGAAAGACCAGACAACGTTGCTTATAAAATTTATGGAGACGAAACTCTTGATTGGGTAATCCTCATAGCAAATAACATTCTAAACATTCAAACAGAATGGCCACTATCACAAACATCTTTTGATAAACTTGTTTTAGATAAGTATGGATCTTATGATGAATTATATTCGGGAATTCATCATTACGAAACAGTAGAAGTTAAAAATTCAATTGGAAAAACAATTCTTCCCGCTGGATTAAAAACTCCAAACACTTGGAGAACTAATGGAAACTTTATTCAGGCAGCAAGAACAACAATCAATCAAATCTTTGCTGGAAGTGCGGGAGTTCCTTCTAAAACAGTGACAGTAACAATGAATAATGGAATTAAAGGATTATCTGTTGGTTCTCAAATTTATATTAATAATGTATCCGAAAGAGTCTTTAATGGAAGGTTTAAAGTTACTTCCGTTGTTGCTCCATCAGACGACATTGCTATTTCATTTACATATGAATTACCAGAAGTCCCTCTAATTGCTGATCCAATATTAAGTTCATCTGGTATTGAAGAAGCTATTTTTACAATCGAAAACAATATTGGAGTTGGCAATGCATACTATTATGAATATTATGATAACAATTTTGAACAATATGTAACTCTCCCATCATCCCAAGTAATCAGATCAATTACAAACTTTGAATATGAAAATAAAATTGAAGAAGATAAAAGAAATATTTTTATACTTAAACCACGTTACTTAAATGTAGTCTTTAATGATCTTGATAAGATTATGCCATACAAAGAAGGTTCCACTCAGTATGTGAGCAGAACCTTGAAAAAAGGTGATAATATTAGACTCTATGAATAATTCTTTTTATTCCAAGGAACTCTACCTTTTGTTGCCTCACTGATCTTTCTTTTTGTTTCTTCTGAATGTTTTTTACTAGGTTTTCCTTTTCTTTCTTGTTGCATTCTTTTAAGTCTTTCCATACCTTCTGGTGTCTGTCTAGGTTTTCCTTTATTTGATTCTCCTATTTTTCTTTTATGCTCTTCAGATAAAGTTTTCCCTTTAGATGCTCTACTTATTTTCTTTTTAGTTTCTTCTGTGACTTTTTTTCCTTTACAAGAATTACTTAGTTTTTTTCTTTGATTCTCACACATTTTCTTTCCTTTATTATGTGGAGTCATACCTTTTCTACTAAATCCAGTGGAAGTTTGATATGCTCTATTTGCAAAATGTGGATTTTCTATTACTTTATAGTGTTCTTGTAAAATAATCTCATCAGCGTATGCTTCTTCTCTTGTAGAATAATCACTTTTTAAAATTATTTTATATGTTGGTTTAAATGATTTATCTTTGAAAGAACCAAAATAACTTGTGTCTTTTTCAGGTAAACAATTACAAGTTCTTGATCCTAAATATCCTCTACCATATTCCTCATAGGAATAATAGACATAATGATACTCTTTTGGAGTTTCCATAGTTCTACTCTGTAAGTCGCAATACTATTTATACAAGAAAAGGTGCCGAAGCACCCTTTCCACCTATAATGCGACTTACAGGTATTGCTATTTAGTCATTAGCTAGGCGAGAAAAATATGCCATCGCATCATCTTCGTCTTCATCATCCTGCGTAATCTTGGGAAGTGAAGGAGACTTAGAACGAGCATAAGACTGTTCCAGTTCTTCTACAACACGATCTTGTGTGGAAGGAGTAGAAGAATACTCTTCAAGTTCATCTTCTTGCTCAACAACAGCGCGAGAGCGAGTTGGAGAAGCAGTCTTCAGACCAAGAACAGAATTCATACGACGCTCAAGTTCTTCATAGGACTTGAACTGATCAGGAGCAGTGATAGCAGTCAGGGAATACTCTTTCTTCCAGAGGGTTTCCAGAGCATCGTCATCATCCAGTAGTGGTTCAACAGAACCAAATTCTGACTTGTCGTAATTCCAATACCCATCTTTCTTTACGATCTTGAGTTTGAAATTAGCACCCTGCCAGAAGTCAAAAGGATTGATAGGAGTTTCATCCTCAAACTCAGGTTGCATCGCTTCCATGATCTTATCAAAGATTTTCTTACCATACTTGTAAAGAAAAACTTTACCTTCGTTTTGAGGATTTGCAGGATCTTTTACAACGTAGATATTGCTGTAATAAGAAAGTTTACGCTTTTGCTTACGAACGATTTCTTTGTTAGTTTCGGAACCAGTATTCCACAGTTCGCGGTTATGTTCACCAAGAGGATCTTTCTGACCAATAGTAGTCAGAGAGTTTTCAATATACCAACCACCAGGACCTTGGAAAGCGTGAGAATACATCTTTGCCCAAGGAAGTTCTTCACCTTCAGGAGCAGGAAGGAAACG